AACACCAGTCTAAATGTGTTCCTTGCATCTATGGTGTTTGGACAACAGAATTCTCTCAATTTTTTAACCGCTTCTGCGGAGGAGAAGAGAGAGATTATACAGAGTTTTCTTAACCTGTCGGATTTATTTAAGTATAGGGCATCTATACGGTCTCTCAAATCTAGGTATAATGCTGACAAGAGACTCAACTCTACACTACTGGACAAGTCTTTGGAGTCCAAGAAGACTATAGAAGCAGAAATAGCAAAGGTTAAAAAGGTACAGGATGAAATCAAGGAGTGTTTTACTAAGGACCAGCTAGCATTTATTAAGGCTCACTCATTTGCGGATATCAAGGCGGAAGAGGACGCCATCGGCCAGCTGGAAAGGGAGTGCCGAACAGAGGAGATGTCTTTACATGGACACCAGAGGGACGTAGAGAACTTGAAGACTCAACTAAAGAAGAACGATACGTGTGAACATTGTGGTAAGCTGTCTTCGGACGCTGAACGCACTTCAACCTTATTGGATGAGGCACGGCAGAACGTAAGCTCAGTGCGGAGTACTATCCGAGGACTCCAGAAGCGTATTGATTCTTGTGTGTTGCCGGTTACCTCCAAAGATTTTGATTTGGTGGAGTCGTTCAATAACTCAGATAGCCAACTCAAGTTCCTGCGTAAGAAGAAGAGGCAAAATAAAAAGGACTCAATCACGTACGCTTCGGAGGTCACAGAAGCTCAGAAGGGTTATGATATGATGAGGTTCTGGGAGAAAGCTTTCTCGGAACAGGGATTAGTTAAGTATGTGATAAGAAACATACTCAAGTTTTTTAATGAGAGAGCCAATTATTATCTTGGGGTTCTCAGCAAGGGAGCATTCACCATAGAATTTGACGACTCATTAGGAGAGTGTTTGAACCGGGAAGGTACTGAGATATACTTCGGCTCCCTGTCGGGAGGAGAGAAGAAGCGCGTGTCCCTCGCAGTGACCCTAGCACTCAACGACCTCCTGATTCTGTCAGGTAAGAACCAGTCCAATCTGATTTTCTTTGATGAGGTAGCAGACTCACTGGACGAGGAAGGAGTGCGTGGATTGTACGACCTCGTCTCTGAAGTTACTAAAAATAAAAAATTATTTATAATCACGCACAATGAATATTTATCCTCTTTAATAGAAGAAGAAGCCGACACCCTAGAGGTTCACAAGAAACATAACATTAGTAGTTTCACACATAAATAATAAGCGCTATGAAAGTAATTCCCTATAAAGATAGAATTTTGGTTATGCAACAGACGTTGCCTGGAGAGAGCAAGGGAGGAATTATCCTCCCCTACGAAGGACAAAAGTTAAACGAAGGGGTTGTTATAGCCTGCGGATGGGAGGTCACCGATAACGTAGAAGCAGGTGATTATATTGTGTTTGGGGAGTATGATGGGCACCCATTACAGGCTGGAGGAGAGGAGTACCACCTTATTCTAGAAGAAGACATTAGAGCTATACTAGAAACCGAGGACGAGTAGTGGCCTACGTCATTCCCGAAGGAAGTATCCATGAGGACATTTTCCTCAGTAAGTATGCCTATCCAGGAGAGAAGACTTGGAAAGACCTTGCTAAACGCATAGCTAGGAGTGTAGCTAAGGTAGAGTCGGATGATAAGATTGAAAGTATAGAGAAGAAATTCTTTGATGCTATCAACTCGGGGGACTTCTGTCCGGGTGGACGTATATTATTCGGCGCCGGGAGGAACAATCAGAATCTATTAAATTGTTATGTCCTAGACCCTGAGGATAATGTAGAGAGTATCGCTAAAACTGTGAGTGATATGTATAAGATATCATGCGGAGGCGGAGGAGTTGGATTTAATTTCTCTAAAATTAGACCGCGTGGAGACGACATACAAAATATAAAGAACAGCGCTCCGGGGTCTATCTCTGTCATGCGTATGATTAATGAGATTGGGACTCACGTACGAGCAGGAAAGAATAGACGTACAGCTCTTATGGCAATCCTCAACGTAACACACCCAGATTTTTTAGAGTTTTTGCACGTTAAACTAGACCGGAAAGAGCTAACCAACTTTAATATATCCGCTGCCATCACTAACCGTTTTCTGGATGCCGTGGAGAAGAATGAGGAGTGGTACTTTACCTTCGGAGGACGACACAATCAGTACTATGTGTACGAGATTAAGCGCGTCTCTGAGGAGGGAGACGATACCATAGAAGTGGTAGCCATGGATGAAGAAGATGCCCTAGGAAGGGCTTCCCTGCACCACATCAAACATTACGCAGATACGTTTGATGGTGCAACTAAGAAGACTATATATGCGAGGGATATCTGGACTAAGATTGTAACTAATGCAATCGAGTGCGGTGAACCTGGAATTTTTAATATTGATTTTGCAAATGAGTACACTAATGTCAGCTATTTCGAAGATATGCCAAGCACCAATCCGTGTGGTGAAGAGGTATTACCTAATTACGGCAACTGTTGCCTTGGCCACGTCAACTTGGCAAACATGGTTGATGAGGATGGGAGTGTTGATTGGAGACGCCTTGCCCGTACTATTAGGACTGGTGTTCGGTTTCTTGATAATGTTCTCACGGCTAATCACTTCCCTATTGCGGAGTGTCGTGAAGCGGGTGAAAGAAGTCGTCGCATAGGTCTAGGGGTTACAGGGTATCATTACTTTTTAATCAAGGCGGGGTATAAATATGGGTCCGAGAAGTGTCTTGAGTTCACCGAGCGGCTCTTTGCTACCATACGGAACGAGGCGTATAAAGCCTCTATGTATCTGGCCAGAGAGAAGGGTTCGTTTGAAGCCTATGATTGGCACCAATTAAAACAGGAGAAGTACCTGAAAACAATCCCTTCTAGGATAAGAACTGATATCAAGAAACATGGACTTCGCAATGCTATTATTCTTACTGTGGCGCCTACAGGAACAATTTCTATGGTGTTGGGGACTTCGACAGGAATTGAGCCTATCTTTGCTCCTGTTTATAAGAGACGCTGGCGCACAGGTACTGAAGGTGTATGGAATGAGGCGGTTGTTATTGACCCACTCTTTAAAGACCTGTACCTACGCAGTAAGAGCTTGGACCACGTGGTGGGAGCGTATGATGTTACACCTGATGAGCATATTAAAACCCAGGCTCTGATTCAGACGTACATTGATTCGGCTGTCTCCAAGACGTGCAATCTGCCGGATGATTATGAGGTGACGGAGGACACTATCGCTACTCTCCTAGATTATGCCAGAGAAATGAAAGGATTCACCTTCTACAAGGCGGGTTCTAGAGGGTCAGAACCCCTAGAAATCATCGATTGGAAGGACTACGACCTAGCAGAGCTAATTACAAAAGGTGCACTAGTGGAGATGGCGCAGGTAGATAACTGTGCCACTGGAGTGTGTGAAATCTAATGCCTTACTACAATTACTACTGCAACCGTTGTGACGCCAACTATGGAGACCTTCGTAAGTACGAGGAAAGAAATAAGAAAATAACCTGTCCGGAGTGCGGAAAACGTCAGTGCCCCCTGACCTATGATGTGAGTAAAAATGCTGAGAAAGGAGGAGGTATGGGTATTAGTGTCAATGGTGGAACCCCTAAGTTCCATCAGAGTGAGTCTCTCAATAAGAAGTATGCCAAGGAATGGTATGAGAAGGAGATTGATAACACGAAGGACGCAATCGATAGTTTGAATGGTGCGGAGTCTCCCTATGCTAGGTAAATTATGTGAGACAGGCTTGCTTAAGCGAGTGAGTGGGAAAGAAGCTAAGAAGAAGCAGAAGGCAGCTGAGAGACTGGCGAAAATGCACTCTGAAAATCTTTCAGAAAATGATAAAAAATATGTAGGACACCGGCACAAAGGATAACCCCCAATACTATAATGTTATTGAGGAGTTAGTTTATGTCATCTTACGAGTTTCAGGAATCTATTCAACGAGGTATTGTTTATCTGGCTAAATCGGATAGGGATTTTCTTATCCAGTCGATGCCCATGATAAAATCGGAGTACTTCGAATTTCCATCCCACCAGAAGATTTATACCGTCATCCAGGAGCATTTTGGTAAGTATAAGAATTTACCCACGGATGACCAGATTATCGACCACATAAAGGAACGTAAGTCCAAGAATGAATTGCTTGGTGATTTCCGTGATGAACTTACACGCATCAATGGGTTGGATACTTCGGCTATATCTTGTTCTGATTATTATCTAGACCAAGTTGAGGAGTTCGCCAAGGGCGAAGCAATGAAGGGAGCTATCCTCACTTCTATTGAATTATTAAAACAGAAGGAGTACTCTAAGATTGAGCAGGAGATGCGGGGTGCCCTTTCTGTGAACAGGAATGTAAATCTTGGCTCCGATTATTTTTCTGAAGTGGACGAGAGATATGTAAGGCTGGGACAGAATTCTGTCGAGGCTCAGTACCGAACCCCTTTCGAGTCTCTCAACAAGGAGTTGGAGGGAGGGTTAGCAGACAAAGAGTTGGCGATGGTAGTGGCTCCTCCCGGGGTAGGTAAGTCCTTGTTCCTGGCAAATCAGGCGGTTCGTTCTTGTATGGACGGGAAGGATGTATTGTATGTCTCGTTAGAGATGTCCGAGGACAGGGTAGCACAAAGACTGGACAGCATCTTTTCGCGTATCGCTCAGAGAGAGCTTAAGGACCGGGTTGACGACTTGAAGGAGAGATTGGAGAGAGTATCTCAACTTAAGAATGATATTGGTAGGATTAAAATCAAGGAGTTTCCTGCCCGTAGGTGCAGTGTTAATGGGTTACGTGCCTACTTGAATCAGCTTAGAAACTATGAGGACTTCTCCCCTCAGGTTATTAT